AGAGGATCAGGATCCGGTATTGACTGGACCGATCTCACCACACAACAACTAAATGAATGGGGTTGCAAGTTTCATGACGTGCGTCTAGGAAAGCCTTCCTATGACATATGGATTGATGACAAGGCCATGAATGATAAGCAATTCTTTTATGACGCAGACCGTTCAGATCCATGGAGTGATTGATGAATAATCAAGACTTAATTGAATTGAATGAACTAAACAAGGAGTCGAATGGTGGGACTGAACTTACCACTCGTGGACTTTTCGACCGTCTCGGACGAGACGAACTACAAGGTGTCCAAATCATTACTGCCCGAGTACGGGACCTTGACCCAGACCGAATTAGAATCTATCATTTGCACGACCTCGCAGGAGATCCTGAGGCTTCGCACCTTAGAGATGAAGCTTCTAGACAGCGTTTTGACAAGCTTGTCTTTAGTTCCAATTGGCAGTACCAACAGTATCGTGACTATCTTGGCGTTCCATATAGCCATCATTCGTGTGTCATTGAAACAGGAGTTGAGCCAATTCCTCTCGTTGATAAACCGAAAGACAAGATACGGCTTATTTACACCTCTACACCCCATCGTGGCCTCGAGATCCTAGTCCCAGTCTTTATTGCTCTGGCTAACAAGTATCCAAACATTGAGCTCGATGTGTTCAGTTCGTTTGGTATCTATGGTCCTGGTTGGGAACAGCGTGATGAGCAATACGAGCCACTGTTCGAAGCATGCCGTAACCATCCACAAATCAACTATCATGGTTGGGCAGATCAGGAGACAGTACGTGCCGCATATCAAAAGGCTCACATCTTTGCGTATCCATGTATCTGGCCAGAAACGTCGTGCCGTTCTCTCATTGAAGCTATGTCGGCTGGTTGTCTTGCGGTACATCCTAACTTCTCTGCTCTGGCTGACACGTCGGGTGGGTTAACGGTACAGTATGACGGTGACCATGAAGATCAAAACCTACATGCTAACATCTTTGCTCATACTCTGATGTATGCCATTGAGAATGTGCAGAACAACGACTTGACAAACCTACTCACATTCGTTAAGGCATATGCTGATACCCGATTCTCTTGGGAATCAATCATGCCGAAGTGGAAGGGTCTGATTGCATCATTGAAGGAACAACAACGTGATTCTGGCAAAAGCGCCTCTTAGAGTATCGTTCTTCGGTGGGGGTAGTGATATCCCCACCCACTTTGCTACGTGGGGTGGAGCCACTATCTCCACTGCTATCGACAAGTATGTCTACGTAGCAGTCATGCATACTCCTCATAACCATATCAAGGTTTCCTATTCAAAACTTGAGTGTGTCACCGACATAGAAGACATTCAGAATGAAATAGTTCGGAATGCTCTTAAGTTCTTCGGTATCAAATCCAACATCGAGATCACATCATTCGCAGACATCCCTACGATCGGCAACGGTCTTGGTGGATCGTCTGCTTTTACTTGTGCTCTTGTCAAGGCATTATCTGCCTATCTTGGTTATGAATACGTCAATCCATATACTATTGCTAAGACTGCTTGTCATATCGAGATCGACCTATGTGGTTGGAAGATCGGCATGCAAGATCAGTTTGCATCTGCATTCGGTGGCATGAACTACATTAAATATTCTAACCGGTTTGGGACTAGTGATATTGATGTGAAGCGTCTTGATACAATGGGAATCGAGAACTACATGATCTTGATTCCAACTAACATCGAACATCACGCAGCAAAGATCCTCGACAATATTAACTTTGATGCAAAGACATTTGTAATTAATGAACTTGCTCGTATGGCAGATATGCAAAGCACTCAACTTGTAAATCCATTCGACTATGGTAGATTGTTGAACTCTGCATGGATGTTAAAGAAACAGATGAGCGAAGGCATCTCTTCAGAAGATATAGATAGTATGTACGATCGATGCCAATCAGCAGGTGCGCTTGGAGCTAAGTTGCTCGGTGCAGGTGGCGGCGGTTATATGCTGGCACTTGTAGATTCAAAGAGTGCAATGCGCCAAGAATTCTCAGATCGTACCTGCTTAGACGTAGGAATCGCACATGAAGGAGCAAGAGTTGTCTACAGAGATCTATAATATATTTTGGCAACATCGCCATACCATCGAGGATGGGTTTGACTCTATCAACATGGATGTTTTGATAAACGCTGCAAATGCAATCCTGGCTGCAGTTGAACAAGGCAAAACCATATATACTGCTGGTAATGGTGCATCTGCGGCTATTGCTCAACACTGGGCATGTGACTATACCAAAGGTTGTTCAGATCTTGAATCCGGATTTAAACCAAAGGTCATTTCGCTGTCTGCTAACATCCCTTTGATGACGGCGATCTCAAATGATATTTCTTATGACGAAGTATATAGTTACCAACTCGAACGTCTTGCCAATCATGGCGATGTCTTTATCAGCATTAGTAGCTCTGGCAATTCCCCATCGGTGGTACGAGCGTGTGAAGTTGCTGATGCTAAAGGTATGGACATCATTGCGCTGACAGGTTTCACCGGCGGTAGAACAAGAGAGTTGGCACATTATCCTATTCATGTCAATGTTCAAGAGTACGAAGCGGTAGAAGATGTCCATCAGGCGATCATGCATATGATTGCAAAATACCTTCGCGCAAAATAGTTGTGTACAAATTATGAAAAGTATGGTAGGTTGAGAATATCAACTGCTAAGGAATAACACATGGCTATCAAGGTTAAAGCTAAACCAAAACAAATATCCCGCACGGCTATCAAGTCTATCGATGATAAGGCTTATGGGTCAGAACCTGTTCAGATCACCAAGCTCGGTGATGCCTTGAACTGGTACAACTACATGGCGACTGACGATCATTCGCGTGAGTGGTTCTTCACCTATGTAAAGAAGAACTACACCAAGACTGAGGTTGCTGCTCTTCGTAAACTTCCTAAGTGGAAGATCTCCAAGACACTTGGCAATGTGGCTCGTATCCTGCTCAACGGCAATAAGCTTCCACAGAAGAACATGGACTACTTTGACAATAGCGTCAAGGACCTTGTAAAGGTGTCAGCTGTTGTTCGTGAAGAAGTCGAAGAAGCACCGAAGACAACCATTGATATCCAGGCACGTATCCGTGCACGTGCGAATAGCCTTATCACTATGGTCGAAGAAGAAATTGACAGTGTGATGGATGGCGGCACCTTAGACGTGTATAGCTTCCTTCAAAAGCATGAGGTTACACCTCAGGTTGCTGGTTATATCCGTGACTACTATCTGCCTACAAAGGAAGAACTTGAACTTGATGATGAACAAGTCAAGGAAGCCTATGGCAAGAAGCTCAAGTTCTGGCGCACTTTTTATTGTACTCTTATTACAGACTGTGATAGATTCATAAATAATAAGAAGGCAGTCAAGATCCGCAAGCCACGTGAGAAGAAAGTCAAGTCGGCTGTAGATGTTGTCAAGAATATCAAGTATCAGAAACAAGAACCTTCGTTGAAGATTGTCTCGGTCCATCCGACTGAGATTGTAGGATGCAGTCAACTATGGGTATACAATACCAAGTACAAGAAGCTGACTCAGTATATCTCAATGAGTCCAAACGGCTTGCAGGTCAAGGGTACTACTCTGATTGGATACGACCCCGAACTGAGCATCTCGAAGTCCCTTCGGAAACCAGAGATTACAACTGCCGAACTCTTGAAAGCAGGCAAGGTAGCCATCAGGACTTTCATGGCAGATCTTAAGACAACCCCATCCGCACCGAATGGTCGGATAAACGAACAAACAATTCTATTAAGGGTTATTAAGTGACAGACAACGTAATCCTCTTTCCAAAAGAAAAAATGAATACTCCACCGCAGTCGCTTGATGATATGATAGCTGACATGGAGCGACTGCGGCTTGAACATGCAGATGAGATTGCATCTAGTATGATTCCACAGTTGATTGGTTTGTTTATGGCCAATGGCATTGACGTGGACCAACATGAGTATATAAAAGACGTCTCGATGATTGTAGAATCGGCCAAGTCTCTTCTATATAAATACATGAATATAGATCATCCCTTTCATGATATGATTGAAAGTGTTTTTGAGTTTAATTATAATGATGATGATACGGTAGCATATTCCTATTCGCTGCCAACTGAAACGGAGGAAGAGTGAGAACTCTTTAATTTGATATGATAATTGTTGACCTTTCACAAGTAATGATTTCTAATTTAATGATGCAAATTGGAAACCACACAAATACCGAAATCGAAGAAGATCTTCTTCGCCATATGATTCTTAACTCTATTCGTTCCTATAACATGAAGTTCAAGGATGAATACGGTGAGATGATTATTGCATGCGACGACCGCAATTTCTGGCGTCGTAACATATTCCCCTATTACAAAGCAAACCGTCGTAAGTCACGGGAGAAGTCTGAATTGAATTGGACTCAGATCTTTGATGCACTGCACAAGATTCGTGACGAGCTCAAAGCGTTCTTCCCATATCGTGTTGTCCAGGTCGATGGCGCAGAGGCTGATGATATCATCGGTTCGCTGGTTATGGCCAATGGTGATACCAATGAGAAGATCCTCATCCTCTCAGGCGACAAAGACTTTGTTCAGCTGCAACGTTACAACAACGTGAAGCAATACGACCCTGTCCAGAAGAAGTACCGTACGACTAATGATCCTGACCGGTTCATCAAAGAACACATCATGCGTGGTGACGTAGGTGACGGTATTCCTAACTTCCTGTCATCTGATAACTGTTTTGTTGTCGGTGAACGTCAGAAGCCAATTCTTAGCAAGAATCTGGAAAAGTGGGTTAATCAAAAACCAGAAGAATTTTGTGACGAACGCATGCTACGTGGATATCGTCGCAATCAACAGCTTGTAGACCTGTCCTTCATTCCTGATGATATTCAAGCGAACGTCATTACCGAGTATGCAGCACAGTCTGGCAAGGACCGTAAAAACCTGTTCAACTACTTCATTGAGAAGAAGCTGAAGAACCTAATCGAAAGCATTAATGAGTTTTAATATGGCAACACTAGCTATTTCACAAATCATCGAAAACGCAGGCAAGCTTGCAACTCCAGAGGAGAAGGCACAGTACTTGCGTGACCATGACAGCGATACGCTTCGCTACATCCTAGAGCTTGCATTCTATCCAGGTGTCAAGTGGGAACTGCCTGAAGGCGCTCCTCCGTACAAGCCTACATCCTATCTGGACCAAGAAGGCCGGTTGTATCAGGAATCACGTACTTTGTCAATGTATCTCCTTGGCAACAATCCTGAACTTGGCAAGGTCAAGCGCGAGATGTTGTTCATCGGTCTGCTTGAGTCACTGTTCCCTAAGGATGCACAACTGCTCATTGCAGTCAAGGATCGTACGGTTACAGGCATCGATGCAGATGTTATCAACCTCGCATTTCCAGGATTGATCCCAGGATGAGCAAGTCGGTTAAACGCAATAATAAGTATTATGGCGAAGAATACGAGTCTTACGAAGCACAAGAGCATCGCAATCATCTCAAAGAAAAAAGATTGCGTGCTGCGTTGACATCCAAAAACTGGAATACACTGCAGCGAATAACCGAAGAAGAATATTAATGCCGTTATACGAATTTGTAAATACAGAGACCGGAGAAAAGTGGGACGACTACATGTCTTATGAGTCGTACAAGGCATATCTTGCTGAGAACCCACATATTAATCCGGTCTATTCTATTTCTATCATCGGTGGATCTGGTGATCGAATCAAAACGGACAGTGGGTTCAATGATGTACTAGGCAGAATCGCCCAGGCAAACCCCCACTCTCCACTAGCCCAGACACACGGGGACAAAGGTACTAAAGCATCCAAAACTCGTGAGGTCGTAAATAAACATAAAAGCAAGGGATAACTTGTGGAACATAGCCAACCTCGTTTAA